GGCGAGGACGACAAAACCACCTCCCGACTCGGCCCCACTTGGGCCAGACAATGGGATCTCCGCAGCCAGTTCACCGGATATTGCTGGGGAGTAGGAAAGTCCATAGGAGCTCTCTCCGGCTTCCTCGTTCGCGGGGTTTCCATCCTGAAAAACGGTTTTGAGACCCAACAGGCATTGACCTATCGCCCAGCCTGGATGATTGATCGCTGGTACGAGCAGCTCCTCCGGGACGTGCAGGCCATGCAGATTGCGTGGGAATCTGGCTACTTTGACTACAACCTCGATGAATCTTGCAACCAGTACGGCGGGTGTGTGTTTAAGAAGATCTGCCTCAGCTCTAACCCCGAAGAATGGTTAAAGGTAGGCTTCGAACGCAGGCAGTGGGACCCCGTGACCAGGACGGAAACTCTGCTGGACTTCAATGAATGCTAACCCAGACCTTTTTCGCCGACGGCCGATACATCGGCACTGCCCCCTGCCGCACGCAGACTCGGGACAAGGATGGAACCTGCTGGCCGCCCAGGAACGTCGCCTATTTCTGCCAATATTGCGGGGAAGTCTGGGGGCGGGTTGTGCTGTCCCGTCCCTCAATCTGGCAGCCCATCTACCGGGAATGCAGGAAGCACGCGCATCTTGGCCACACTCTGGCTGGGCAGCTTACTGATCCACACTACGATCTTCTCACTCAGCTCACCCCCACAGCAGAATGGCCAGTTGAAATTTTGTTGTGGGATTTCATTAGCCTCATCCTCTCAGAAAGGCAGCAAAATGGTTGATATTCTCAGCACCCCAGAACCGTACATGCAGAAACTCGAATCCGCCCTGATCGGCCCCAAGGTTCTTCTCATCGGCCCAAGCGGAACAGGCAAGACATTTTCCATCGGCACTCTGGTAGATTGGGCAGCAGCGCAAACTCCCTCCAAACCCGTCTACGTCCTCTTCACCGAGAACGGGCTGGAAACCCTCCTCGGCTATTGGAGGGACAGAAACCTGCCAGTCCCGACCAACCTGCACTGGCATGTCGCCATGACCACCCCACTCAGCCTGAAGTCCCTCATCGCCGGCGCAGACCTTTCGGGCAAGGCCAGCTACGCAGCACTCACGAACTGGACAGACAGCAATCGCAGCAAGAACAATGCGTATTTGAAACTGCTCGAAGCCTTGGAAGATTTCCCTGACGATCGCACAGGCAAGAAGATGGGTAATCTCTTTTCCCTGGCCAAGACAGACATCTTCGTTCTCGACTCCCTCACGGAGCTGTCCAACGCCTGCATGAAAATGATTATTGGGAGCAAGCCGACCGCATCGCAGCCTGAATACGGCGTAGCCCAGAACAACCTCATCAACTTTCTCCGCCTGCTGACCCAGGCTCTCCCTGCAACCTTCGTCATGACTGCGCACGTTGATAGGCAGATGGACGAAATCACCGGAACCGTCAAGCTCATGGTCAAGTCGATAGGTAAGGCCTTGGCTGCAGACATTCCTCCGCTATTTTCCGACGTTATCCTGACCACACGCGAAGCCACCAAGTTTTATTGGGACACCGCCGCAGCCAATGCGGACACGAAGACCAGAAGTCTTCCCATCCAAGGAAAAATTGAGCCCAATTTCGGGCAAATCATGAACACCTGGGCTAACCGGGCGAACGTTAAGTGAGGGGAAGTGAGATGGATGAAACACAAAATGAAGTTAAATCTGTTCGTTCGGCAACTGATGCGGAAGTATTGCTACACAATGCTCTGCAAAACAAGTGGCCCTTTGTACTGTGTGTGAAAACCCCAACTGCCCGGGGCACAGTAACAAACCTGAGCGAGAAGGAAGAAGCCCAAATGCTGGCCAAGTTCGCCAGGAGGGCTAAGAAGCGGCTTCAAGCGTCGGAGGGACTATAATGCCTACCGCACAGACATTTCTCGAATCCGCCGGCAAGCTCCTCCAGGATCGCGGCCACCAATACGATCGTCCTGAGGGAGAACGGAGCATGGGTGCCGCTGTTCAGGCTTTCAACATCATTACCAAGCACAACCTTTCTGAGGCCGAAGGCTGGCTATTACTGCAAATCCTCAAGGATGTTCGGCAGTGGCAAAATCCCGACTACCACCGGGACTCCGCAGAAGATTGCGTGGCCTATGCGGCGCTGAAGGCGGAGGCTCTGTCTTTTAGGAGTAAGGAGCCTATTACAACCGACCCTCGCGAAGAGCCAAAATCCAGGCAAGCCACTGAACTCCACGCGCCATCCGTCTCCGATCTTTCCGGCGGTGTCTATCCAAAAGTTCCGAGGATTTTACATAATGGCAAGTTCGTTCCCCGTCTTCACGAAGATTGAAGAAAAAGCCCGCAGGAGCTTTAATCCTGCACCCTCCATCCATCCTTATCAAGGAGTTTCAAAATGGCACAACTGTTTTCCGCAGAAACCTACATCAATGCAGTCATGGATCAGCCCCTGGAACGTCGCATCCCCCTGCCGCCGAACGACTACGTGGGCATCATCCAGAAGGTCGAAGCCCGGCAATGGTCCTCCAAGTCCGATCCGTCGAAATCCGGCGTCGCCCTGGACATTTCCATTCAGCTTGACCTGCCCTTCGAGGTCCAGCAAGAATGCCAGATGGACAAGCCCCTTTTCACCATCCGGGACAGCGTCATGCTGGATCTGACGGAAAATGGGGCATTGGCGCAGGGGCCAGGGCAGAACCGCCGGCTCCGGGGCTACCGCGAGGCAACCCACAAGAACCAGCTCGGCGTTCCCTTCTCCCCGAAGGATCTGGTGGGATGCCTGATCAAGGTTCGGATAGTGCATGATCTGTACGAGGATCAGCCGATCGAAAAGATCACGGCGGTAACGGAAGCTTAATTGTTGTTGGGGGGGTCGTTGTTAGGCCCTTCCCTCTTTTACCTGGAAGGAAAATTGAGAGGAGGAACGATGGAAACAAAGACAGCATACGTGGCTTACACAAACACGGACCTTACCGCAGGGCAGGGTTATCAAATCCCGGCAGCTTTATGCGCCATTCGTGCGACAGCTGTAAGGCTCGCTAAAGGGATAAATGTCCAGGGGTCAGACGGGCCGGTTAAGGAAGTGAGTCTAGTGAAAGTGGACGGTATGTGGTATGCTCCGATTGGAACTGCAGTTCGCTTGGAACAACCACTAACAAAAGATCTAGATGCGCAGAAGGAATACGACAAACGGGTTGCAGTGATCGAGAAAGCGCGCGCGGCGGGTTTGACCGAAGAAGACTTGGCCTCACTTAAAGCTCTATGAGAGGGAAACAACTACCTCGCGCCGTGCGGGTCGATCTGCGAAAAGTGCGGGCAGGCGACGTGAACAACAACGAACCTTTATGTGAATCATGTTACACCAGTTTAATTGAACACCCATCAGGAGATTGAAATGAACACCTATTGCGACATATCCGTCATCCAACTGGCAGAAAACCGTCAGCGCCGCCTTTTCGCTGAAGAAGCTCTGATGGAACTCCAAGACTCCATCGAACGCATCGGCCTGATGCACCCCATCGTCCTGCGGCAGACAGAGGATTCTGTCGTGCTGGTCGCCGGGGAGCGTCGCCTTCGCGCCATCCAGAACATCTATGGTCTCGGCGGTTCCTTTACTTTCAACGGGCAGACTGTTCCTGCAGGCCAGATCCCCTTTGTCAACCTCGGCGACCTCACTAGCATCGAAGCCCAAGAAGCTGAACTGGAGGAAAACATCCGGCGGGTCGATCTTACCTGGCAGGAACGTGCTCAGGCCACTGCTGCCCTTGTTGCCCTTCGCCGCGCTCAGGCAGACAACCTCGACAAGCTTCCTCCGACTCTGGGGGATTTGGCAGAAGAGCTGAAGGGTACTCGGGGGAACTCCAGCAAAGAGGCGGTGTCCAAGGAGCTGATTGTAGCTCGCCACCTGGACAACCCTGCTGTTCGCGACGCAGCAAGCGTGAAGGATGCCTTTAAGGCACTGAAACGAGTCGAGCAGGCCGACCAGCATAAAAAGATTGCGAAGGAGCTGGGATCTGTTCTGATGACCTCGAAGTATTTTCTGGAACAAGCAGACTGCCTTCAATGGATGCAGGGGAAAAAAGAACAGTTCGACGTGATCTGTACTGATCCCCCCTACGGCATAGGGGCAGATACCTTTGGGTCGGCGGGGAAAACTGATGCCACCTACAGCGCTCACGGGTACGACGACTCGCCCGGAAATTTTCGCGCCATCATGGGGGAGTTTCCCGAACTGGCCTACAACATTGCAAAGCCAGATGCCCATCTGTATATGTTCTGCGATTTCTCCTATTTTCGCGTTCTTTATGCCCTTTTCAGCGACGCCGGCTGGAACGTCTTTCGCACCCCGCTTATTTGGTTCAAGCCTCAAGCCTTCCGCGCCCCTTGGCCAGAACATGGTCCGCAGCGTAAATATGAAATGATCCTGTACGCCAGGAAGGGAGATAAGAAGACCACCAAGATTGCCGGGGACGTGCTAACATACCCTGCCGACGAACACCTGGGTCACAGCGCCCAGAAGCCTGTAGGGCTGATCCGCGACCTATTGTCCAGGTCTGTAATTCCTGGCAACACCGTCCTCGACCCTTTCTGCGGAACAGGTACTATCTTCAAGGCTGCCCAGGACCTACCATGCATCGTTACGGGGGTTGAGCTGGATCAGCAATTCTACGGCATCGCCGCAAAGCGTATTCAAGAACTCTCAGGAGAAAAGAAATGACCACCATATTGCTGGACACAGAAACCAACGGCCAGGAGCCACAAGAACCCATTGAGGTTGCTTGGGTAGAACTGGAAGAAGGGCCTGCCTTTTTTCTGAATAGGAAGACAAATATCCACATCGATCGGTATAAGCCGGAATTGATCAGTACTTACGGTGCCCTTGCCACCCACCACATCATGCCAGAAGAGCTGCGGAAGTGCAAGCCTAGCAGCGAAGCCATCATCCCCCCTACTGACTACCTCATCGGCCATAATGTAGACTTCGATTGGCAGGTTATGGGTCAGCCGCCTTGCAAGAGGATTTGCACTCTTGCGATGGCCAGGGTCGTCTATCCTCGCGTCGATAGCTATAGCCTCGTGGCCCTCAGTTACTATCTTCGGGGTGCTAATCTTCTGGTAAAAGATGTAGTCAAAAATGCCCATTGCGCACTGGACGATGTGGCGCTGTGCCATTGGATTCTGCAGGCTATAGTAGACGAACGTTACATAACCGATATGGAAAGTCTCTACGTCTTCAGCGAAAAATGCCGCATTCCCGAAATCATCTCTTTTGGTAAGCACAAAGGTACACCCATCTGGCAACTTCCCAAGTCCTACGTGCAATGGCTTCTCAGGCAGCCTGACCTTGATCCCTATCTGCAGAAAGCCATCGAGAAGTATTGCCGTTAACCTTCCTAATCTAGGCCCTTTTCGCAGGGCCTTTTCCAGGAGTACAGATTATGATTTTAGGATCAGGTAACCAGAACGCAACAATCATGATTGTGGGGGATTGCTTTACTCCCCTGGAAGCAACATCGGTAGAGCCTTTCCTCGGGGAAAACGGACGTGCCCTTAATGCTGTTTTGCACGAGGCCAAAATTCTCCGCAGTCAATGCTACCTGACGAACGTGTATAATGCAGTACCTCCTGCAGGGGACATGTGCTATATCATTCCGAAGGAGAAAAAGCACATTCACGCTGAGATGGTTTCCTGGAGAGGAAAGCAAGTTCATCGACGGTTGCTTGCAGAGGTTATTAGACTAGAGAGGGAAATTGAGCTTGTCCGTCCAAACGTGATTGTTGCTGCGGGGGACGAAGCTCTCTGGGTGCTGACGGGGGCAGTCGGCGTAGACAAGTGGAGGGGGAGTTTGTTAACGCTGGATGGGGAACCAGGTAAGACAAAAGTCATCCCAATCTACCACCCCAGTCGAGTTGCCTGGGTAGCAGACATGAAGGCGCTGACTGTGCAGGATTTAAGGCGGGTTGCACAAGAATCTAAAACCCCAGAACTACATGAACCCAAATGGAATTATCTTGTCGAGCCTTTTTATCATACTGTCATAGAAGCCCTTAATGAAATTTTAGGTAGGCTGAATGGCAACTACGAACTTGTTTGGTTAACACTCGACCTCGAAACTAGTGTAGGTCATATCGCTTGTTGCGGGCTGGCAACTGACCCGTTGAATGCAATCTGCATCCCCTTCATGTGCCAGGAATACAAGAATGGGTATTGGTCCTTGCTGGAGGAAATCGAAATCGTCTCCCTCCTCCACAAAGTCCTTACCCACCCCAATGTCAGAGTCCGCGGGCAGAACCTTCTCTATGACTGTCAATACATCTACCGTCATTGGAAATTTGTCCCACGCGTCGCTCAGGACACAATGATAACCCACCACACGATCTGGGCAGGTCTTCCCAAGCGCCTCGATTTCCAAGCTTCCATGTATTGCGAGTTTTATCGATACTGGAAGGACGACGGAAAGACCTGGAATACCAACATCAGCGACGCACAGTGGTGGCGATATAACTGTATGGATTGCACCTACACCCATGAAATCGGGGAGGTCACGCAGGCGGCGGTCAAGAAGCTTGGTCTGGGGGCGGTAGAAGCCTTCCAGCAAGCCATGTTCTGGCCCATTCTGAAGACCATGCTGACCGGCGTTCGTATTGACAAGACTCGGCAGAGCAAGCTGGCCATTGACCTTCTCGACGAGATTGCTTGCAGGGAAACCTATATCAACACCGTCGCAGGGCACTCGTTGAATATCAGATCTTCTCAGCAGATGTGCAAATTCTTCTACGACGATCTCCAAATCCCACCAATTAAATCTCCTCCGAAACGCGGGCAGGTTTCCCACATAACTTGTAACAGCGAGGCCCTGCAGAAGATCAAGGTTATTCAGCCTATCCTGACCCCTCTCATTAACAAGATTGACGAGCTTCGATCCCTTGGGGTGTTTCATTCTACCTTTGTCCGAGCTGGGCTTGATCTGGATGGGCGGATGCGGTGCAGCTATAATCCTTGCGGAACAGAAACTTATCGACTGAGTTCCAGCAAAAGTGCCTTCAACACCGGGACGAATCTGCAGAACATTCCCTCGGGATCGGAGGAGGAAGGTGGCCTTCAGCTTCCCAACATCCGTAAACTATTTATCCCCGACTCAGGCTTTACCTTCTTCGACATGGACCAGGACAGGGCAGACCTTCAAGTTGTTGTGTGGGAGGCGAATGATGCAGAACTGAAAGATGCTCTGCGCCGTGGCGTTGACATGCACCTGTTCAATGCAATCAACCTGGCAGGAGGGACAAGCCCCGACATAGATTGGCTGGTTAAGGGGCACCCTGAATACGACAGAATACTCGCCCGATATGTACGGGAACGCCGTCTGGCCAAACCCTTCATCCACGGAACTAACTACGGTGGTAAGCCCGTAACAATGGCCAAGGCAGCGGGGATCACAACGCACCAAGCGGATATATTTCAACGCCGGTATTTCGCTAGGCATCCTGGGATCATCGCTTGGCATGAGAGGACTAAGGCCTTCCTGGATACCCGCAAGTATGTAGAGAATCAATTCGGCTATCGTCGATTCTATTTCGAGGACACAGGGAGCGCCTTTACCAAAGCCCTTGCCTGGATTCCGCAATCGACCGTCGCTCTGGTAGTAAACAGGATCTGGATGAATTTCTTCAACAACCTTCCTGAGGTTATGGTTTTGCTGCAAGTTCATGACTCGCTGGCGGGGCAGTTCCCTACGATCCAGAGAGATTACTGCTTAAAGAGGATGAAGGAAGAAGCCAGGATTGTTATCCCTTACGAGGATCCCCTGGTGATTCCAGTAGGGCTTAAGACTTCGCTGACGAGTTGGGGAGATTGCAAATGAAACCGCATCTCTACAGAAAAGGTGGCTATTGGTTCTGCCGACTTCCCGGTACCTACGGAGTTGTTGGAGGCCTTGCAACCCCCCTAGAAGCCTATCAGCAGTATAAACTTTACACGAAGATAAAAATCTGATGGCACGAAACTTTCCCTCCTGGATCGACGCTTACGTCAAATACGCTGGCGTTACAGAGGCTCCTCGCCGCATGGCCTTCTGGGCTGGTGTGTCCGCAGTTGCCGGTGCCCTTCGACGACACGTCTGGATTGATATGAAACGATTTCAATGGACACCTAACTTCTATATCATCTTCGTAGCTCCGCCAGGGATTGTAGCGAAGTCAACTTCTGCCGACATAGCTATGGACCTCCTCAAACAAGTCCCCGGTATCAAGTTCGGCCCGGACACCGTAACATGGCCTGCCCTGGTAACTGCCTTTGCCAACGCCCAGGAGTCTTTCATGATGGATGAGACCTGGTATCCCATGTCCCCACTCACCTTGGTATCATCAGAAATGGGCAGCCTCATCAACCCTATGGACAGGCAAATGGTGGACCTGTACATAACCCTCTGGGACGGTCGTAAGGGCTATGAGAAGGTTACGAAAATGTCAGGCAACGACACCATCTCTGCTCCCTGGATCAACATGCTGGCCTGCACCACGCCCCAATGGCTGGCAGACAACATGCCTGCAGCTACCATCGGAGGAGGCTTTACATCGCGCTGCATCTTTCTCTATTCAGACTCAAAAGAACGCTATATCCCCTTCGTCGATGAAATGGTAGATGACAATGATGAGGACACCAGGGACAAGCTCATTCAAGACTTGGAACACATCTCTGTGAACCTAGTCGGCCCCTACAACATCACAAAGGAAGCACGGGATTGGTATCGGCCCGTCTATGAAGAGTTCTGGAAAAACGCCCACCTTCGCATGGACGATTCCATGATGGAAGGGTACGCAGCGCGGAAGCAAACACACCTGTTCAAGACAGCCCTTATCCTCTCCGCCGCTCAGAGAGATGAGAAGGTTATTACCCTCGACGATCTTCAGCTTGCTTCCCTAATGCTGGACGATGTAGAGAGCACAATGGGGAAGGTATTTTCCCGGATTGGAAAGTCCGACGATTCGCTGGCAGCGGAGAAGTTCATCCAGCATGTTAAGAAGAATGGGGAACTTTCCTACGAACAAGCCTATCGGATGGTCCATGCCTACTTCCCTGACTTCAGAAACTTCGAGGGGATGGTATCGGGAGCAGTTAAATCTGGTTACCTCATCCTGATTCAGAAGTCCACGGGCCTATTCCTTCGTGCCAAGGAAGAAACCTCTAGCCAACCACCGGCCCCCATCTCCAGGGAAGAAGCCTACCAGAACGAGCTTCTTGAGCGTCAAATGGCTGGTCGGTGAGATTGTATGTCCACATCACATTGAGGTTATACGGCCATGAAACGCATAACAACAGAAACTCTCATCACAGGTCCTCGTCCCTCTCTCCACTATTGCTGCCTTTGGGCCTTCTTCTCTCTCTTCAAATCCCCTACATTAATAGCCGCCCGTCTTGGTGTTTGTACTAAGTCCGTCAGTAACGCAAAGAAAAGGGCAATGCAGGAAGGTTGCCAACATTGCCCTAATTGCCGGAAGGATCAGCTCAGTAAGGTTTCAATACAATTCCCTTCTTTCCCCAGTCATCAATAATGAACCTTTTGGCCGCGTCAGGGGTCATGCCGGTTCTCGCTACCATCGCTCTGACAGATTGAGAAAACTGGTCCATGTCCTTATAAATAGTGGGATTGGCACTCCCCCCAGGGGCTGTAGGTGGTGCGGGGCTGGCAGGATAAGCTCCCTCCCCTACAGCCTTGTTGTATTCATTCAGATGCCTATCTGACATCCCCCCCGCACCTTGTCGTCCGAACGCATCCCGCAAGAGGGTTGCATTGTTAGCCTGCGCGAGTTGGAAGCTTTCTGCCAAATCCGCATCCTGTTGCAGTTGCCCCGTTGCCCTGTTGAGCTGGTCCCAGGGCATGGTCCAAGGTTCGTTCCCGCCATACGGGACAGCAGTGTACATGTTAGCTGGAAGTGCCATTACCAAACTCCAAAAAAGAAGACTACGGTTTAATGTGATCTTTGATCCAGGCATAGGAAGCTACGAGGCCCGTCAGAATGGTTACTGATAAGGGAATCATTATCTTGCTTCCCTTCCAGACAACTACAATTTCCTTGAGGGCAGGACTTATGTCCTTATCAAGAGCTACATGAACGTCTAGAATGCGGCGCATGTCTTGCAGCATACCGGTAATTTCATCTATCCGTGCATGAAGTTTGGCTGATTCCTCCTGCCAAGCTAGTCTGCGTTCGTATGGCGGGCATACTTCTTCTTGTTCATTTGCCATTATTTTTCCTTGTTAGGTTACTCGAATTTGAAGGACACTGCCATTGCGGTAAACCCCACCAACAGGAACGCCCCCAGCCGCTGCCGCTGCATCATTAGCATAGTTTGCGGGGACCACCATATTCAGCATCCCTGCAGCTGTTATACTGAATTTTTCGGTAGCAGCATTTTTGAGTGCTATAAGTTTTGCGGTTGCATTGGTCAGGTTGTTTTCCGTATCTAAAGTGTAAGCCACAGCTGAAGCCCCATCATTCATTCTAGGGCGGAAATCCATCAACGTTGTTACACCGGAAAAATTGGGGCTAAGATCGTATTTGAAGGCAGAAGCATTTGCATCAGAAACATCTGTCTTGGCAACTGCATCATAAATTCGTATGCAAGGGGCGCTTGAAACAGAATAAGTACCATCACCTACAAACACACGATACAAAATAAAAGCAGAATTAGATGCGTTACCGCTTAAATTTGCATAAGGTCCTTGGTTTAGAACAATACAATTTCCGTAATCGCTGTAAATATCCATGCCTGTTCCTACACCGGTAGCTTGAGCGTAAAAACAATGTCTGCTGGAAGTAGCCTCAAAACAGTGAGAGTCCGAAGAAGGGCTAGCAAAATTTACTTTAATGCCTTTGTTAGCTGCCAGGGCAAAAAGAGTGGGATCTTCTTTTGAGGCACTTCCTAGTGAAATGGCTGTATCATTGTACACAGTCATTGCGGTAGTTGCACCGGCATTACCTACTTTAAGTGCGATTGCCGCATTAGTGGTAACCCCATTCCCCGCAGTACCAATCAGATTTAAAAGATCGGTTGTCCCTGTACCACCCTTCAAGGTTTGACCACCAGCCCTCCCAGGCAAATAGGCATAATTTGTCAGATCAATTGATATAGTAGACCACCCCGCATCCTGATCCGCATTGCTATTTTTTGTAAGAGCTTGACCTGTTGTACCCCCTGAAGGAAGAATAGCCGTTGGAGTAACCCACCCTGCATCTTGGTCTGCATTGCTATTTTTCTTTAAGTATTGCCCTGTCGTTCCTCCGGCGGGCAGAGCGCTGGCTACAAAAGTCTTTAAGGCGATGGTCAGCTTATAGAACCAGTCCCTCCAGGACAGGGCCGTTACATCGCTAGTTGCAGGAGGTGGTGGGAGATTAAAGATGCTCATTTGTATTTCATCCCGGTAGCAAATCCGTAGTCGTGAAGCATGGGGAGTTGTTTCTCCAGCCTGCACCCAATGTCCGTGCGGTACTGGATACTGTTAGGGACTTCCAGAGACTTGACGATCTTATAAGTAGAATCCCTTGCCTCACTAACTGTGTCCCCTGAAGTTGTCACCACACAGAGATAGTCTCCGGCGCTCACAGGCAGGGCCTTTTCCACAACCCTCCCACCTTCCATCGCAGGTGCC